GGATAAAGGAGAGGAAAAATGATATGTGATAAATGCGGTGATAAAACTAAAGTTTTTGATAGCCGAGTTTTAGGGGATGGACAATTAATTTACAGAAGAAGACGCTGTGATAATTGTTCTAATAAATTTACTACTTACGAAGAAAAATATAGGAGCAAAAATGACAGATTACGAAGCAGTAACAATAATTGAAGATGGTGAGTGTGCCAGTGAGAAGCTTTACCTTAAAGCTTGGCAAACTTTAGTTAACAGCGGAATGGCTTGGAGCTTGCAAGGGTTCTACGGCAGAACGGCTATGAAGTTAATTGATGAGGGACTAATTTTGTCCAAGGAGGAGTATCAAAGGGAGCAAGATAAAGAAGATCCCGTCAGCTACATAACTTGATTTTGAAGTCAATAGACTAATAAAAAATAAAGTTAATTTAAGAGCCACCATTTGATTGAATGCGTGGCTCTTTTCTTTTAACATTAAAGGTTCCCATGTTGATTAAAGAAGCCATAGAGACAGTTGCTAGAAAGCTCAAGGAGCCTTGCGATTTTGTGATTCAAGACGCCCTGTTACAGGGTAAGTATCCTAGTGATTTGGATGAATCCGATATTAAAAAAGCAATGGTAGCTATATCAGCGGTTTCAGATATTCTTTTACAAGTCGATTAAATTTTTAACAGCATCATCATAGTTTGAGCCAAGGCTTAACCATTCGCTTTGCTTGGTTGTTCTGTATACCCAACCTGTAACTTTATGTCTTTTGCCGTAAGGGTTTTTAGGTACCCATCTGAGATCCACATCTTTAAAGCCTTTGGCTCTAAATTTAGCTAGTATCTCCTCCTTCTTGTTGCTCATAATACTCCGCCCAGTATTCCTCAAAGATCTCCCTGTATTCCTCTAAGGAGGGTATTTTAACAAATTTTTTCGGCATTAATCTAATATAGTTGCGATAGTATTCCCTAAGTTGTTTCTCGGTGTATAAAATCATCTTAGTGGATTGTATACGAATAGTCCGTCTCATCGCTCACATAGATTTCTTGAATTTCTGTTGTGATGGTTAGCCTCATATCTTCAGCTACCATTTCTGCTTGGGTATAATCCGATGCGATTATAGCGGGTCCGGTATATAGAACCCCGTCATCATCAAGAAATTCTGTAATGTAAAGTTTCTTTACCCTTTGGGGGGATTTTTTTTGCTCCCCGATTTTCCTGCCCATAAGTCTCTCCTAGCCCAGTAATTTGCCGAGAACTTATCGTCTTTGGTAAGCCCACCGCTTTTGTTTTTAATTCCAGCAGATCGTGCAAGATAGGATTTACGAGCCTCAGTAGAGTAATTATGACCATAACCTGAATGCCCATAATTTATCTTCTTTATCTCGTCTCCCTTTTTAGCTAATACTGTCTTCTTAAATTTACCGCTTCCAGTGTATCTTTTTGGCTTGTTAAATCCTGGGAATTTCTCCCCTCTATACATGACTCCGCCAGTTACTCTTTGTGCGTCTTTTGCTGATGCCATTACTTCCTCCTGTACTTTGCAGTTTTCTGTGCAATTCTTTTTGGCTGTTTAACAAATTGTTTGCCCGCTTTATTACCTTTGGCTTTAGCTCTATTGGTTGCGGCTTTTTCTCCTTTGGTTAAAGCTTCCCAAGCTTTGTCTGGTAAGTATCTTTTCTTTCCCCGACTTGGCGTTCCGTCAGATGTTCTCCATTTTTGTTTTGTCCAAGCTTTAAGAGACTTTTGTGATTTTTTAAGAGGCATTCTTTCTAGCCCTATATCTCTTTGCTTTATTTGCTGGACCTCTTTTTGTTGGCTGTCTTTTTTTGACTGGTTTTTTCTTTTGATATCCTAGCCAATTAAATAATTTTTCTATCATTTATATCCTCCGCCGGCATCTTTATATTTTTTAGCAAGCATTTGAGCTTTACGGGCAGACCATTGACCTGCCCTTCCGCCTTTACTGCCCGCCATAATTTCTTTAAATAACCTTTTTCTTAAGGAGGGCTGAGTGTAATTACCCGCTTCGTTAACTCTACTTTTTGTTTTTGCCGGACTTTTTCTTTTTCTTGTTACCGTAACCATATTTCATATTATTTTAATCCTAACCAATGTTTAACTTTATCAAACCAATGTTGATTTCTATGTAATAGTACGCCACCTACCACGACAACGCCTACAAAAATTAACCACCATTCCATATTATTTCCTCCAAAAGCTTTTAGCTTTTTGTTTGGCTTTATTACTTAACTCTCCGTAATGAAAAAGTTTGGTACTTGATGAGGTGTGTTTTGCTCCACTGTGTAAACTACCATCAGGCATTTTATGGGTGCCTCCTTTATGAGGGGTCCCATCTCTTTTGTAGTGTTTAACTCCTTTCATTAAATATCCTTATCACCCTGTGATAAACAACCTCTTTCATGCTCTTGAGCTTTTTAGTGTGCTCGGGTAATTCCTCATAAGCCCTTTTTCTTTCTTCCCGATTTGGGAGGTCAGCAATGGTTTGAGGAATTGCCATTTGCATACTAAGAAGGTATATCAATTCGTAAAACTTTTCATCTACATCGGTTAAATAGGATGTTCGGTCTTTTTGACTACCCATCTTGCTTATGTTATAGGCGTAACAAAGAGTGTCTATATCGCCGTTAAGGGTCTTATGTTTCATACAGGGTAATAAGCTCTTTCAAGTACCACTGTGCTTTATGTAAATCCTCTGTTTTATTTGTTTTATTTTTCTGCTCATACCTAAAAATATATTTCAGAATGTTTCCCTTGCAGTACCCAGCAAAAGCTTCCTTAGTCATGCTTGCTTTTATAAAATCAATACATTGCAATCCATTATCAGACTTGTAGTGATCTGGGTTGATATTATCTTTCTCGTATTCCATTTGCATTCCTAGGTAACTCATTCCTCTTCCTTTGGTAAATAAACATAGACCTCTGCCCTACATTTTTTATTTGGACAACTTAAATTTGTTTCAATTAAATACCCCTCATCCACCTCTTCAATATCATGGTCTCCACCCCATATTAAATTCGTATTACAATGCCAGCATTTCATCTATTGTGTACTCCAGTAAAGATTCTTCGCTTCCATATCTATTGACAAACTCATTTTTAAAAGGATGTCTTGATACATAGGTTTCATTATTGGTTCCCTCTCTATGATGTCTAAAGCACAAGGGAATTGTTTTAAGATGTGCCTCAGGTTTTGTTTTTCCATCTATATGGTGCACCTCAGCGGGACTAAAACAATCTAAAAATTTTTTACAAACTACGCATCCTGTTTGAGAAATCATATCCATCCATTCTTTTTCTTGTTTGGTTGGATTTCTTCCTTTCATTAGGCTCCGTATCTCTGTCTCTCAGATCGCATGTTAGCCATCTTAGTACGCCATTCTTCAAATTGCATTTCTGTGGCTGACTTTTCTATTTGTAATTGATCAAGGCTAGCCTTGGCTATAGCTACTGCCATGGTTGCATTGTAGTATTCTGTGGTAGCTTCAGCTTTAGATTTTTGGTGATTGTAACTTCTTTCCCCAGCATCTTTTGCTTTACATATTTCAACCCAGAAAACTTTTTTAAGAGTTGCTTCAGATTTTAATACATTAATTCTTGCATCAGATATAAGCGGTGCTAGATCTCTTAGTTGTTGATGAAAGTTTTCAGAATGGTCCACTGTCTTTATCCTCGTAAATGAAAGCAAATGTATCATCGTCTATTTCAGTAAATTTAGAAATGGATCCGTTAAACTCTAGTTGAAAGTCTCCGGTACTACCCATTCTATTTTTTCTTACTATGATGTCAGCCATGTTGCTACCTATTGGGTTGTAATACTCATCCCTGTATAACATGATAACCATATCAGCATCTTGCTCAATAGATCCGGAATCCCTTAAATCTGAAAGAACTGGCTTTTTATTCTCCCGCGACTCTACGCCCCGATTGAGTTGTGAGAGAGCGATGATAGGACAATCCATCTCTTTAGCCAGTCCCTTCAGCAAGTTTGATATGTAAGTTATCGCTGTCGCCCTTGAGTCTGAGTTACTTGGTATTTTATTTGTTGTCATTAGTAACTGCAAATAATCTATAACTATTAGATCTATGTTTTTTACAGCATGTATAGATTTAGTTTTATTAATTAATGTCTCAATGGTTATTGGTGCCCTATCATAAAGATATAAGTTTTGCTTCATATAAAATTCTTTAGCTTTCTCAAACTTATACCATATCTCCTTTGGCATATTTCCTTTTAAAAGATAGTCCATTGGTATCTCTGCCTCGGCACTAATAAACTTTTTAGTAAGTTGGCTATTTGTCATCTCAAGACTGAAGACCAAAACAGTTTTATTTTTCTTTAAATTGTTTGCCGCAACATTAAGTGCCCAAGTTGTTTTACCCATAGCTGGTCTTCCGGCAACAATAATAAGGTCTCCCTTTTTAAAACCACCTATGTTTGAATCAATGCTTTTATATCCGGTTTTAATAACATTATCGTTTTCCTTTTGAGCATTAATTACCTCTTGTTCAACAATATCAAGAATTTCCTGAACCTGTATTGGTGCACCAACATTCTTTGCAAATTTATTGCTAATTATTAATGAATTTACTTTGTCTACTTTTTGATCAGTTGGTATGTCTTCTTCAACTATTCCTGGAATCTCTGTGGCTAATTTAAGAAGTTTTCTATCAGCAGATCTCTGATGTATTAAATCTATCCATGTAGCAAATCCTGCCGATGAAATACAATTAGCACCTGCGTTAGCTATTTCCTGAAAATAAAAATTATCTTTAATAGTTTCTTTGATAGTTATTATGTCATTAGTATTTTTATCTAACATAATTTCATATGCTTTTTTAAAAGCATGATTAACAAGATCATTAGGTAATAAGCCACGATCTTGAGCAAGCCTAAAACAATCATGCTCTAATATCATTGACCCTATAATGTTTTCTTCTAATTCGTATGTGTTATCCATATCTCCTCTCTATGATTGCTTCAAACTGACTAACATTTAACATAGTCCCAAGTGTTGGCTTCTTATCCCAAAATGATCTTATCCACCTTTTATGACCGTCTGAGTTTGCTACTTGGAAATATTTGTACCAGAACTCTTCTGTTGCTAGGTTCATTCTTTCCCCCGTCTTGGGCGAGTCTAAACCTTTCTTTGCAAGCTCTTTAATTTTTTTATATCTGCTATCTGCGGCAAATGTATTTGCACTATGTGTAAAAAACTTTTTATCACAAACTTCTTTATAAATTTCGTTAATCCTCTCCAAATCTAATATATATATTTCTTTTTTAGTATATTCTTTAGTATTGTGTCTCTCTGTGCCACCCCCCTGTGGATCTGTGCCACCCCCCTTGTTAACAAGAAGTTTATATAAAT